ATTGCAATACGTTTTTGACTATCTGTATAATACCAGTAGCCGGCTCCACCCATAATCAAAATGACGGTAATCAATACAGTTGTTATAATATTCATTTTGACCTCCTAGTGTTATATATTATGCGACTTTAAACCATTCTGGTATGTCACGTTTGGTCCATGCCATCTTAAACCGAGCTTGTTTTGTTTGATAGAATGCACGGTAGGCTTTTACAGGATCACCCAGTGCAATACATTCTGGATAATCTGCCATTGCCAATTTGAAGTTTGTTTTTTCTCCAACAGGTATATTTATAGGTGGTTGCAACAATGTTGTTTTTATTTTTTCGGTACCATGTATTTTACCATATCGGTAAGTGTATTCGTCCAATAAAGCAACAAAGTGATCATAATGCCAAAAGTAATTAGCATCTGATTCCATAGTCCATACAGTGCAAGGGTGTCCATGATGTACGGCTTTGTATAGCCGTTGTTCCATATATGGCTTTGGATGAACCCAATAATTAACCATACGTTTACCAGATTTTGATGGACGTTTTTCCACATAACCATCCAACATACGATGAGCAGTGGATAGCATTTGTGCAGATTCTACAATCATTTTTACCACATGTTTATCACATTGTAATTGTGCAGCGGTAACTGGATGTTTGTCTAGTATAAAAATATTCATAAGTGTACCTCAACCCCTTATATAGTACTATATTATTATATCAAAGGATCGAGGTACTGTAAACAATTATTTTTTCTAATTAAGAGTTTTTTACCTCCGATAATGCTCTTTCAATAAATTCACGTTTCTTTTTTATTTTTTTAGCTCTATTGAGCTCTCCCTTCTTTTCTAGCTTTTGTGCATAAATCTCTAGTTCGTTGGAATCTTTTTGTAAACGTTCAAGTTGAGCAAGTACCATTTGTATTTCCTATAAAAAAAGAGCGTACACGAGATGTACACTCCTAGGTTAGTGTTAAAATAAAAATTAAAGTTTCTTTTAGTCCTGCAATAATCCAGGATATGCTTCGTTAACAACAGGTCTCGTAAGTCCTTTTGGTGTTTGTTTACTAATCATTGCAATAACAAGTTTGGCATCTTCTGGATGGATTCCCTCCAGTATTTCAAAATAAATTCTTTCCTTCTTGAACTTCGGCGTATCCTTATATAGTCCCTGAACTAAAAATTTGAACTTAGTGTTCTGTCTCTTTAGATCACTAGGATGGTTGTGAGCATCTGAAGGTGTGTAGGGAGGTTCTCCGTCCGGAATGGACCATTTAACGGTTGAATCCATTGATCCTTTAATAATATCTTTTAGTGCCCAATTATCGTTGTGCTTTTTTAAGATACTAATTTTTTTCTCTTTAGATCTTTGTTTTCTTACTTCATCCAAAATTTCAAATACATACATTATACTAGTTCCTCAACAGATTCAATCATTAGCTTCATATTATTATTTATCAAGTAGGGTAACACTAAACCCTTTTTTGACCATTGATCCTGGGAATTATATTCTTGAATAATTTGTTTTTTTAGACGGTCAGGTGTTTTGGTCAAATCAATGAGTGTTTCATTACGGCAGTAATTACGATACCAGCTGGCAGCATATAACAATTCACCCTCTGCAAGGTCCTCAATAATTGCATCTTTTTTCTTACGTGAGAGTGGTGTTTGTCTTTCGCCATTTACAAATACATCATCATGTGATAATATATTAGGCACACCATCACCAGCATCACCTGTAAGGATTTTTTCTGTAAGCCCTTTGAGTGGATGTTCCTCGATATATTCCTTTTTCATTAAAGGAGAATATTGTCTGACATTTTTATACCGTTGTAATTGCAAAAAGTCCTTATCTGCAGATACAATCATAATATCCTCATATTGACCAAACTCTTGTGAGTTTTCACAAATAGTACCAATAATATCATCGGCCTCGCATTCGTCAACATGAATTACTTTATATGGAAAATTATCTCTAATTTCTTCTCGTATTTTATTTACAATACGAAATGCTTCTGCCCAATCAAAGCCAGAATCCTCACGGCTCTTTTTACGATTTGCTTTGTACTGTGGGTAATAATTACGACGCCAATTGTTTTTACCATCACAAGCCAAAACAAGTTCGCCGAATTCTTTTTTGTATTGAGTGCGATACATACGCAATGAATTAATAATCATATGCCGTAGCATATTCTCATCATTTACCTTGTTAATCGCAACAGTGGCAATTGCAACGCCACTAAAATCTACAAGTATCATAAAGTCTCTCCATTTAACTAGTATTATTATATCAAAAATAGAGAGACTTGTAAACCATTTATTTCATTTTTTCAGCGGCTTCTTGAACTTCTTTTACGTCAACCTTACCTTCATTCATAAGCTTATGTCTATTGGATATATGACCTCTTTCAACATCTGCCTTGTTCTGACCAAAATATTTTACTGCATGACCTTCCTCGATCATAATTTCAGTAACCATTTTATCGCCAACAACAAAATCACCAAGAATACGACCGAACTTACCTTTCATATCCTCACCATCTTTAGCCGCAAATGTTTTAAGAATTGTGTCCTTTTCAACTAATTGCTTTAATCTTTCCTTGGCTGCTAAACCAAATACCTTTTCAACCTTGTCAGATGTTCTTGATTCAGGTGTGTCAATACCCATAATACGAACACGTTCATCCTTTAACCATACGCCAAAACCTAAATCAATATCCACGTCAACGGTATCACCATCAACCACCTTGACTAATTTTGCTCTATATTCATACATTTGTTATCCCCTTCAAATGTTTGCTATGAATTTTACCGCCTATAAATTCGTTATAATAATCTTCACGAAATAGAACATCTCTTTCAAATTGTTCCTTCATCTCAAAATAACTCATTTCACCCTTTGTTTTACATAGGCGAAGTATTTCTCTTTTAAAAGTATTGGAGCCATCATTTTCAACAAGTAATTTTAATTCCTCGTTTGAACCAAAGTAATCTCTCCAATCGGATTCAACTCTTGTACGAATCCGTCTTTTACGTGTTTTTGTTTTGGGGAGAATTTTAGGTTTCCAAAAGTTCTTTTTTCCTACATACTTCTTACCATTATTTATATTAGTAATGATGTAGACAAACCCCTGAAATTCTTCAGGGGTTTCTTTAAATTCTTTTTTATTATAATACCACATGGATATTATATATCACTCTGTTTCGGAAATGTCCTCAATTTCTGCTCTTCGTCCACACATAGGACAAAACTCTGGTTCTTCGCCATCCTCCACCAGTATGATGGTGGTTGATTCACATTCCTCACATTCTACTCGATACTCTTTTTCCACTGGTTCTTATGCCTTTTCTTTTTCCATAACCAAGCCTTTCCATTATTTTCATTCGTTGATAATAATGATATGTAGGCCATTCTGAGATCTCTTTCTTAGTTCTCCCACAGCCAACACAAACATCCGAACGGTCCAATCTACAGACGGACCGACACGGTGTTATATACATATTAGAAGTCAATTTCACATGCACCACCAGCACATGCTGCGGCACCAATTGTATCTACATCTGTGTAAACTTTTTCAGTTAAGTCATACTCCCAATTGATGGGTTTTAGGTTTTTCTGGATTTTATTCCATTTGTGTAGAAGATATGCATCCTTTAAACAGTATTCTGTTTTCTTAACATCACCATCAAGATAATTATCAGCAAATGCATTAAATCGTCTAATCCAATCTTTCTTTGCAGAGTTTTCAGATGATTCAACTGACAGATCCTCACCCATACCTACGGCCGTGGAACATGCAGTCCAAAGATTATCAAACACTTTGAGTGCATCAACAACCATGCCGGATGCAAAAATGGCACCCTGATCGTATTTGTTAACCATTTCATCTGCAGTAATTACTTGTGTATTTGGTGCCTGGTTATAATCCTTGTCTCCAGTTGGAGCCAGGAATGAGATACCAGAGAATGAATATCTATTTTTATAGACATATTTTTCAACCTCATCCCAATCATCAACAATAATTGTGTTTGATACATTGTGATGTAGGCCTTCATCTGCACATAGATCCTCATTAGTGCCTGCAACAACCCAAGACTTTTGTGCCTTTTTCACGAGTTCTAGATGTTTTACACCATAAAGGTTATCCTTAAACATTGATCCTTTCATAGGGACAATAGGGAAGGAAACAACCACATCTGTACCATTTGCAGACCAGACAGATTCCTCAACCATGAATGGATTTGTTTTTGCAATTGCCTGAGTAATTTCAGACTCTTTATTCATTTGGATATTTCTTATGTACATTGGAGAATGTTCGGCATGAATACCTGAAGCAGTTTGCAATAGAACGGAAGCATTACCACTTGGCTTAACGCAAGTAGTCCTAGCAGCAGGGTTAATGC